CAAAGATTATGAAATAATGATTGCTTCTTTGGATAGGTCAATAGCTGAAATGAAGAAAAGATTAAGAAATGTATTGCCACGTAAACAAGCATAGATGCACGTTGAGGTTCGACCAGCGAAATCACGTTATGACGTCCCGCCAGTAATACGGCTGGCGGGTTATCAAGAAAGGCACTCCAAGCAGTCTCTATACATTTAGGGGCTGCTTTTTATATAAATAACAAACCTTTTGTCAATTGTTCGTTTTAGAGCCTTTATAAATTTCTCCCATCTTTTACTAATATCTACTTTTATCCTGAATTTAAAATAATTAAGTATGAAAGAAAAAATATTCAATCAGCTTAAACAGGATTTTTCAAAGCTGGGTTTGTCTGATGAGATTCTTCAATCAGTAGCATCATCGCTTGACGCTATGGGATTAATAACCGATGATAACCTTGCAACTATAGTAAAGGGGCAAGAATCAATGCTGAAATCTTACCAAAGTAATTTTGATAGGCTGCGTACAGAAGGTGCAGCCTACAAGAAGGAATTGGAAGAACTGAAAGCAAAAGGTGATGGGGGCGACCAACAGCAACCAACCAATGAGGAACCAGAGTGGTTTACAAGGTACAAGCAAGAGCAGGAAGATAAAATCAGTAAACTTATGACTGAAAATCAAAATGCAAAAGCAGAACAAGCGCGTGCCGCAAGAAACAATCTGATTCTTTCAAAAGCAAAAGAACTCAAAATCTCGAAAGAGAGAATAGAAGAAGGATTTGCTATCTCCGATGATATGGACGAGGTGGCGATTACAGACTATCTTTCTAAAGTGAGACAGAATGAGGTCGCAAAAGGCTTGGAGGATAAAAGTTCGGCATTCTCCTTGTCTACACCTAAAGACCAGGGCAAAGAACTGGCTAAAGAATGGGCTGAAAAATTGCCGGACGCTAATTAAAAAATAAAGTTATGGCTATTACATTTGAAAAAGAAAAGGTCAAAGGGAATTTCCCCGTTTTTTGGAGAGGTGAGTGCGGCGTTCTTCCAGGAGACTTCAAACTTACAACAGATTTGCCGGAAGGCACTTTTGTTAAAAAAGGCACTCCTATAAAACTTGATTTTGCAAAAATGGAGTGTAAGATCTGCAAAGCGGTGGAAGTTATCAATGGCGGTACCACGACCAAACCGCGGATTAAAAAAGGAAGTTTTGCTGTTAAGTCTGAAACCGTAGGCGGACAGGCAATAAATTCTATTGATTCAAGTAACGCGGACTATGATGTACTAACATTGGCTGCGGCTGCAGAAACGGCTGTTGCGGGAGCTGTACTTGGTATTGGGGAAGATTTGCCAGATGCGGTTGTTGAAACAGACTTTGTATTTACGAAAAACATGTCCTTTCAAACAGTGTCCGCAGGATATGAGGTATTAATTTTGAAGGATGTGGCTTATCCAATGCCAAAGGATTGGCTGGTGGGATATAGCATGAAAAATAACCCGTCTATCAAGTATATTAGACAATAAGGAGGTAAATTATGGCAGGATTATTTTATAGTTCTATTTTTGGCGAACTTACAAAACAAGTGCAAGTTCGCATAGACACGGCATCGGAGTTACGTAAAAGATTGTTCGACCAAAACATCTATGAGAAATATTTGGATTGGGATACTCCTACGATTGGGCTGAACTTTGAAGAGTTGATTGGGCAGTACAATTTGAGTGTGGCTGCTGCGACTTTGGATTCTAAGGGAAAAGAGCCTATTATGGGAACGGACGGTTTGGAAACATTAAAGCAAAAAGTGCTGACCCATCAGATGAGTTATTCTATGCCGATTGAAGAGTACAGAAAAGTCCTTCAAATACTTGATTCTCGTATGTTGACAGATGAGCAGAAAACGCAACAACTCATTAATCTGATGTGGAATAATGTCGGGAAGGTTGTAAATTCTGTGCAGTCTAAACTGGATGTTATATTCTTGGGAGCCTTGTCTAACAAAGGAGTTTTTACATTTGATGAGAAAAACAATCCAGAGGGTGGCGTCCGTGGTGTTATAGACCACAAAATGCCTGCCGAGAATATAGCATCGGCAACATTGGATTGGAATGACGATAATCAAAACAATGTGGACTGTTTTGAAGACATTCAAATGGTATTGAACGCCTCTCAAGAGAAAGTGACACTTGATAAAATTCTTCTCTCACCCAAACGCTTATCATATATTCTTAGAAATAAGAAGATGAAACAGGTTGTTTTTGGTACAGATAAATCTTCTACTCCGCTGTTGTTGTCAAATATGAACGAGTTCATGCGTCAGAATGACTTCCCTATCTTTGAACCAATCAGACGTATCACCCGAATTCAAAACAACGGAACATTAAGTGAGTATTCCCCCTGGAATGACAAGAACTTGGTATTTGTCCCAGCTGGAAAGTTAGGGGTTATCAAAAATGCCTATGCAGACAATGAATTGAGACAAGAACCTGGTGTAACCTATTCCAATTATGGAAGAATTCGGATTTCTCAGTGGGGTAAGGGTGAGACAGACAATTCCAATGGAGTTGAGTTCACAAAGGCGCAGTCATTATCACTTCCTATCATTACTGAGATTAACGGTATCTATTCTTTGACAGTAGAAGCATAATGACAATTGCAGGCTACATAAAGCAGAGATTTTCCTACATCGGTGAAATGTCCGATGTAGGGGCTTCTGATTTTGCATTAGATTTTGGGCTTAATGCAGGCAAGGAAGCTTCTTCTGAGGATAAAAAGTTAATAGGAACATTAATTGATGGTTTTATTGAGAAAAATATTCTCCATCCTACCTCAGTTGGTGAAAGTGGATTTTCTGCATCCTGGAGCGTTGATTCAATCAAGACCCATATTAAACTTCTGTTAAAGAAATATGGCATAGACTTGAATGAGGAAACTGCTGCAATTGTCGGTCTGAGTGTGATTAAAGATGTATCTGATATATGGTAATGTATTTTTCTCCTCACATATTACAAGTATTGGCAGAAGAAAAACCTAAGTATGACTCTAACGGACAAGTTATTGTAAAGCCGGAAAATAATACGTGGGAAACTATAGGTGTTTGCCGGTGCGACGATGATAACACCCAAGAACTAAAGTCAGACAATGGAGATATGTATATGTCGCATTATCATATAGTCTATGAAGGTCGTGGCTTAAAAGAAGGTAGCAATATTCGCTGTTTGTTTGGAGAGACAGTGAAAGCGGAAGGTATCGCACGCAACCCTAAGAGCTGTAATTATTTTAATTATTCGGAGGTTTGGATATGATTACATCATCAGATGCCGGTATCATAGTATATAATGATTGCAAAGTTTTTGGTCTGCCTTTATATCGTAGCTGGTCTTTCCCTAAAAAGAAAGTAGATACGGAGCGTATTGTTGTTCTTTCTAAGCGCCAAACATCTGATACCTATTGGAACAGAGGATTTATTGAAGTTAATTTCTGTGTCCCGGATTATAAGCAGAATGCCAATCTCAAAAGGCTTAACGAACTTGAACAGTTGGCTGTTGAGACTTTGGATTCCGTAGGATATTATAAGGGTTCATGGTATCAATATTCTGTTGAGAGCCATGGGATAGAGGAAGATACAGATTTTAATTGTCATTTTGTTAATGTAAAATTATTATTTGAAGTATTAAACATAAATTGAGAAGATTATGAAACCATTTATCGGAATTAAAAAGATATGGTACGGTGATGTGTTTACTGAAGCCGTAACTAAAGCATCATTAAAGACGTGGCTTGAGTCTGCCACACAAGTTAAAAACTCACACCAAGATACTTGGCAGTACACAGAGGATGACCCAACCTACACTGATTACATCAACGAACTTTCGGGTAATATCTATTATCGTGATGTAACCCAAAAGGGGGCAAAAACCATTACATTCACAATGGGTGAATATACATTTGACGATAAGATTGATTTGCAAGGTGGCGAAAAGGTTGATACGGATGCGGGCTGGTCGGCATCAGATACTCCGGGAATTATGAATAAGGGAATTGTAGGGCAGACAAAAACAGGCAATTATGTAGTCTTTACAAATGCTGCGGTTATCGCCAAAGGAACAATGGCCGAAAAAAACATTGGCTTGGGAGTTACTGCTGTTGCGATGGAAAATCCTAATGATAATGTGAAGAGTGACTATTTGTTTGATGGAGAAAAAGTGGAAGCTGCCGCCTTGATGTCAGCAGAAGCTCCTGTCAAGAGCAAACCTACCATTTAAATAAATTTATATGAAACCAAAGGGGTGTAGTGTAAATTGCACCCCTGTTTAATATATTAATAATGAATGCTGCAAAAATAGTAAATAGCTCTATTATTGGCTCTGACTTTAAGACAATTGTCGTCAATAACAAATCATATATCATATCACCGCCTACTATTCATAGGATAGCAGGCGCAGGGTATTACTTAGCAAATTTCCCCGAATGTAATACGCTGCATGATATACTTGTTTCATTAAAAGATATGGATAATGCGGCACATGCTTTGTCTTGGTTTATAAAAGGAAACGATAGCCTTTTTGATGAATTATTAAAAGGCACATTTAATGAAATTGTGGAAGGATTAGAAATCGCTTTTTCTTTAATTTCTGCTGAAAATTTTTACAAGCTGTCAATTTTAGCGAAGAACGTGCAAAATCTGACAGCAAAACAGAAGTAGCAGGTAATACCTGCCTGCTTGGACAGATTGCAACGTTCATGGAAAATCTGCATCTGCCATATGATGATGTTGTATTCCGAATACCGTACCGTAATTTAATCATTATGCAGAAAGATAAACTTCATACTGTTTTTGGCGAAGTTTTGCAAGAGGTTTCCGATGCAGAAATGTTTAAGAACCGGAAGTTTGATGAATGATTAAAGAGAAAAGGTTATCTTTGCCCCAAAAAATAATCTTATATGGCACAAGAAGGCAAATACGCATATGACGAAGAAAGTGTTAAAGCAATCATGAATTGGGCAGAAACCGTACAATTGCCAAAGGAAGTAATATTATCGGAATCCGAACATATATACGATACATCTCTGTATATTCGGGCAAATATCAACGACATCAAGCAACACTATCCGGATGCATTTTATAATCCGGCAATTGATAGGCTATACAGATTAAAAGAGTTTATGGGAAAATGAATAAAGCCGCCAAATCGGAGCTTTGTTTTTATAACTTTTTTACACCTGATTACACAACTAAGCCGCCATGAGTATTGGCGGCTATTTTTTTTTGCAAAATCCTATTTATTTTTGTAATTCGTTTCTATTTAATGTGTAGCTGGTATTCGTATCAAGAGAAGAACATTCAAATAAATCTTCTGTAATTCTCCTCTTAATTATAAACTTTTCTTGCGTCTTTTTATATGTAACCACCTCTCCTAAGGAAAAAGAGGGAGCAATGTTAGTGTTATAGTTCAAGGTATCTTGTTGTTGTTTTATATTTAATTCGAGTATATTCTTTATTTTTCTTACATCATTAGTCATTCCCCATACTTTGAAGAATAAAATAATTTGTAATACCCCAAATACAATAACGATGATTGAAGTAAAAAATGCAATATTTTCCATAATTATATGTTTTTTAATTGTTTGTGAATAATGTCTAATAAAACATTTTTAGCAATACATACAAAAGACGTTTTTGCAATTTATGTAGTTGTTTAATAATTTATACGGAACATATAAATCAAATAATAAAGCACATTATTAACTTCCGCCAACTTGGCTGCCTAAAATCTTCATATTATAAATTTTCTTTTCCTTTACCTTTCCGCCTTTCAGTATTGCGACTTCTTGTCTCAGTTGTACAACTTCTTTAAGTAATTTTTCATACGCTTCTGCAAGACGGAGCATGTGCTTCATCATTAGATTTACATTTTCATTCATTATATTTCAAATTAATAAATTGTGTCTTGTCGAAATAAAATATCAACAAATTTTATATTGAAAAGGTTTTATTTCAAAACATGTTTGTAAACATATATATTAAACAGCCTTTCTTCTCACACTGAATAGGTCTTGTATTTCTTCCACAGATTTGTTTAGAGCATTAAATCGCCTTTGCAAATCCTCAAATTGCGCTTCATACATAACTACTGTCGTTTCATACATTCTCTTCCAGTATTCAGCAGTTTCCGGAGATGGAAAATCTTCTACGTCGACTGTAGACAATCCATTTAATTCTATTCTATCTTCAAGAAACATATTGCCTTCGCCTACAAGAATGTAATTTGCATTGACCTTATATATTTCACATAGTGCGACTATTTTATCTATAGACGCGTTTTGCTTTCCTGTAGAAATTTTCGATTTTAAATCTCTATTAATACCTAATTTTTCCTCAAGCTCCATATTACTTAAATTCAAAGCCTTAACAACATTCATAAATCTTTCTGAACGTAACAAATCATTATCTTTATCCATATATATATTTTTTAAATTACAATTCTTTGTGTATATAAAATATATACATATCTTTGTACACGTAACAAGTAGCAGTTGTTCGATTGACATTGTTTATACTTACCCCTTTCGGGCTAATTATATGAGATGAATCCTGTGATAGCTGCTACCTATTACGGGATTCATTCTTTATATAAAATACAATCGGTCAATGGACATACTTAATATACCAATAGATATAATCAAAAGATACAAGGCAAGCAAGGCTGAAAAAGAATTGCTTGCCTTTGCTATTGGCATCAAGTGTCTGTATTCAAATTCTGTACTTACCGATGTAACCCCTTATAAAGTGATGAAACTGTTTCATGTTTCTCACGATAAAGCCAAACGCCTTATTAACGGAGCGTTAAACGACAGTTTTCTGTTTTCCGTAAAAGGAGGCAGCTTTCTTGCAAACACTTTTAAAAGCAAGGAAATCAAAAGGTCAATAGGGCGTACGCCTTTTATTTACACCTCTGATTATTGCTATAAACTGAATAAGAAGGAATATTCAATTCGCATGCTTGTGCATGAGCTGAACTGTATTATGCTTCTTTGTGCAGTCAATTCTATTGATAGAGACAACTTTCCGCAGAGTAACGGGAAACCGAAACAAAAACGTTGTGCCCTTACCAAGGATTTGACTTTGCGCAAACTTGGAAATATATCCGGTTCAAGCAAAAGTACCGCACACAGACTGATGAATGAAATGTTCCGAAACGGAGTAATCTCCAAGACAAGGGCGCACGGGGAAATGGTTATCCATACCGTGAATGCCAACACCGTTGAGGAGTGGCGCAAAAGAACGGGAAGGAAACACTTTATCTATAACCCCAAAGACGGAAGCGGATGGATTGTCATTCCTTGTTCTTACTCTATATGCGACAGAGGGACTACCGAGAAATATAAGCACGTTATTTATAATCACAAGAAGCGTGTAGAATCATCAAATCTCAAAGTGTCCAAGCATCCTGTTTATGAAAATCCGTTTGATAATCCCATTAACGCTGCTTATTTATGATATTTCTATTTTGGGAACATATATTATTTACAGAGAGAATGGGATTGTACAGCGTATATAAACACATACGTGCGTGATAATTTAATATATAAAATACCAAGGCAATGAGTAAATATATAGCATATACAGACGGAGGATGTCAAAACACATCAGTGTACGGAGAGGGAGGTTCAGCCTATCTGATAATCCATAGGGGAGAAGTTGTAAAAACCGCTTCAAAGGGCTTTCTTTATACGACCAATAACCGTATGGAAATGCTTGCTATCATAAGCGCTGTTTGTTCCGTCCCCGAAGGTTCTGACCTAACCGTGTATTCAGACAGCAAATATGCAATCAACGTCTTTTCCGGTATTTGGAAGCCGAAGAAAAACAGAGATTTGATAATCAAATACAACGAACGGGTAAAGACACTTAGCTCTGTATGTTTTCGCTGGGTAAAAGGACATAATGGAGACAAATACAATGAAATGGTTGACTCCATGTGTACAAACTCCATGAATGATATAGTCCGATTACACAACCTTCCAAATGACAGGTTTAAAAAAGTGAAAGTACAGCTATCCTTTAAATTTGAATAACAACCAATTGTACAATAAATCAAAGAACTAAGTTGTTACAAAGCTTCGTTACAAAAAATAATCTAAACTATAATTCTTAAAATAAATTCTTTCAGAGCTACAGTCTTCTCTTTTATCACTTATATATCTATATACAATAGTAACAGACTCAAAGCCTCAATAGTTAAATAATGTTTTGTGTATATATTTTATATGCAAACTCTTTGTGTATATAAAATATATACATATCTTTGCATCGTCAATCAGTTAATTAATTAACTGATGCAAAGTTAATGTTTATGGATAATATAATCATAAAAAAAAGAAGAAAAAGCATACCTAAATTAGTGAAAGTCAGAGAAACCCTGCTTTCGATTAGAGTTGGAGATACGGAGATATTTAAAAATCCTCCAATGAACTATAACAGTATAAAAGTTACTGCCTCAAATCTAAAAAAAGAAGGTGTAGCCTCTTTTAAATTAGAAAAAGAAAAGGTAAAGGCGGGGAAAGAATCCAAATATTTTAAAGTAACCAGAAAAGAATAAGGAGATAAAGCTATGGATATTCGGGAAATAATGAGAAGCAACTCTTCCAGCCAACAGTTTTTCTTAGTTAATGCACAGGACTTGAAGAATGCAATAGATGCATCAATCCAGCAGGTTATACAAGAGTTAAATGAGGATGTATCGAAAAGTAACAACGACAACCTTGTACCTCTTAAGGAAGTTGCAGAAACCCTAAACGTATCCCGATGCACATTGAATCGTTGGAATAAAGACGGGTATCTCGTCCCTATCAAAATAGGTAGAAAGGTTTTCTACCGCCAAAACGATATAAATAAAATAAGATAGAAACATTAAATCATCTTTAATATGAAAACCTACGATTTAAACAGAGCCTCTCGGCTTGCTATTCGGATTGCTCTAATAATAGCAATAATGGCGGGATGTATATACAGCAGCCGTGTAGAATACAACGATGATGTATTATCTGGCATGAGTTCCGATAAGTATGACTTCATCAGAAGCCGGATAAACGACAGCTCGCGGTCGGCGGTAGTATCCGAGTATATGAGCAACAAGCAGTATTACGACAGTCTTGACTATTAAAACCGCGTTGTGTGAACAACGCTCCTTCCTCTTAGCTCAGCCAGGCAGAGCATCGCTATGGTTACTTGTTCGAAGGTTTAGTATCCGGTAATTTCCGGTTAGCGAAGGTCGCACGTTCGAGTCGTGCAGAGGGAGCATTATACATAGTTCTTTGACGTATTGAATGTGAAATAAGGTTTAAGTGTCTGATATTTAGACTTATTTCAATATAACCGAGGATTACGGATAGCGGAAACGCGGGGACTCCGTATAGGCTTGGTTATCGTGATTGTTTCTTCGCACCGAAATGTCCTACGGTAGAGAGTATGCGGTTTGGGCGCCCGTATCGCAAGAGACAAAGGTCATAAAGACAACATAAGCGTCCGATACAGTCTTAAATCGGTATAAAGTATGCGGTGGTAATGAAAGGCACCCGTACACGCTTATTATATATACTCCCTTCCCGTCAAATTCGGGCACGCTGAAAAGCCAAACACGTATTGTTGCGTTGAAGGGAGCAATGCTTAATGAATAATGATATGAGAAAGGTAAAAACATTTACGGATTTGGTATTTAATCCACATGCTCTTAGCAAGGAGGCACGTCATCTTCCTTCTCCGCTTCGTGAGGAATACATGGAGGCAAAACACGCTGTAATGCGGTTTGATAATGGCTATGGAATAAGTGTTGTAAAAGGAGATATGTTCTATTCTAACGGTATAGATACTTATGAGGTTGCTGTCCTTAAAGATGGTGCTATTTGTTATGATACCTCAATTACAGATGATGTAATTGGTTATGTAAATGCAGATGAGGTATCTAATATAATGAAACAAATTCAAGAATTAAAATAGAGAATTCCCGTGGCTCTCAATAGATGCTTGAGAGTAGTAAGGCAACCATCGGAACGCTCACGGGAACGAATTAAATTATAACGACAATGGAGAATATATTATCTTCCGGAGCGCTACTTGTCATCGTTTTCTTTGGTCTCAGTCTTTTCTATTCGTTCCTTGAGATTTTTGGTTCGATGGGGAAAAAGCCTAAAGATACCGATAACCGAAGCGCCGAGTGCAAGGATTCCATAGAAATAGATGTACACATCGGAAAAAACGTATATCACATATCTATACCCAAGACCATAATTGTTAGGAAAGACAATTAGCCAAAAGGAAGCGGCAAGGGTGCAGATAAGCAAAGGTAAATGTCCTCTTCTGTACCGTTCCCTTCCCGCTCTATATACAATAACGGTAAAAAGGTACGATATATACACGCAAAAGATAGATGCAGTGGCTGAGAAAACAACCTGTTCATAAAACTCCAAGTTGGCAAACTCGGGTATGTACAGATACAAGACAGTAAATAAGACGGGGAACGATACCGCAAAAGCGGTAAACAAAGACTTATGCTCCATATTGTAGCATTTGATTAATTCTGATAAATCCATATTTCTTAATTTTTAGTTTGGCGACACAAAATTAAGAAAATCCCCTGATAATAACGTGATGTTGCCAATCGAATTGGTTCAGGGGAACAAAGCCTGTAAGGGTGAATAATTCATGATAGCTTTTTAATGTAAACATTCCCGTCCACGTGTTGGCCGGGAAACACTGCGACATGGTGGAATGGTAGACGCAGCACTCTATGATAGGAATGTCAAACCTTAGATGTGTGGAGCTTGACAACTCGTCCCGGTTCGAGTCCGGGTGTCGCAACATCTTCACTACAGATGAAGTATTTGTTTAGTCGTAGCCGGGCGGTCTGTGAAGATAGTCCGGTTTTTATTTGAAACCCATTAATAACAATTATATGAAAACATTACAATTAAGTGAACAAAAAGCCCGTGAACTATATCGGAGCGGTTCAAAAGAACTAAAAACAGTATTGGAAGAATCCTTTGGAGAGGATTTCTTTTCACAAGACGTTACAGAAAGAGTGAAAACCTACCTTGATGCTTGTCACGAGTTGGGAAGGGAACCACTCGATGAGAAAAAGCTATTGGAGTTAGGCTTGACGGAACACGATATTGCTTATCAAAAGCTGGCTATCGTTACGGAAGCTCTAAATGAAGGTCAGAAACTTAATGTATGCGATGCTAACGTGAAACGCTGGTATCCGTGGTTCAAGCCTAATGGGTCTCCTTCCTCTTTCGCTTTCAACGTTTCGGATTGCGTGTATGCGTATGCGTGTGCGGGTTGCGGGTCTCGCCTTTGTTTGAAAAGCGAAAAGCTTTCCAATTATTGCGGGAAACAATTCATTGATTTGTGGAAACAATTTATTCTATAACCCTATAAACTTACAATTATGACTTTAAATGTAGATAAAAAGAACGCTTTAAAGGCTTGGAGAGAAGCGGACAATAAAGGAAAGCAGATGCTTGAAAATCTATACGGCAAAGAAATATTTGCCAATCAAAACGTAATGGATAGAATCAAAACGTTTGAAGACGCAATGGAAGAAACAGGAAGAAAAGGTGTCCCTGATTTTTCAGATTTACCCAAAGACATGCGCAGGCATTTCATTGCGTTATATAAAATGGAAGTTATTACGGAAGCTCTGAATGAAGGCTGGAAAGCAGACTGGGATAACTCGGATGAGAACAAGTATTATCCCTATTTCATTATGTCTCCTTCCTCTTTCGCTTTCGACTTTTCGCATTACGCTTATGCGTTTGCGCTTGCGGGTAGCGGGTCTCGCCTTTGTTATAAAACACGCGGACTTGCGGAATATTCGGCAAAAAAATTTATTGACATTTGGAAAGACATCCAGATAGGATAAGCATACAAAGGTCGTCTGCCCTTGTCTCCTTCCTCTTTCGCTTTCAACGATTCGAATTACGATAATGCGTATGCGAATGCAGGTAGCAGGTCTCACCTATGTTGTAAAACTTCAAAGGGCAGAAACCTCACCTCTTGGTGGAAAACAACAATTCAAACGGTGTTGGTAGGTTTAACCCGAAAACTCTTATTAGAAAACAAAGGCTATGAAACGCTTTGGGAATTTATATCATCGCATCTATGATATAGATAATCTTTATCTTGCTTATTCTAAAGCTAAAAAGGGCAAAGGAAAAACGTATGGAGTTATTCAGTTTGAGAAAGATTTGGATAACAACATACTTTCCTTGCACAAAGAATTGTCGGAAAGAAGCTATATCACTTCTCAATACACGACTTTCATTATACATGACCCAAAGGAGCGTGAGATATACAGGCTACCATTTCGTGACCGTGTTGTGCATCACGCTATAATGAACATCCTTGAAGATATATGGACACCGATTTTCATTTCACACACTTATTCCTGTATCAAAGGAAAAGGCATTCATGGAGTGGTTAAACATTTGAAGAAAGACCTGAAAGATGCTGATGGAACAAAATATTGTCTGAAAATGGATATTCGCAAATATTATCCGTCAATAGACCACTCCATACTGAAACGTATCATACGTAAGAAAATAAAAGACATAAAGGTGCTTGCCCTTCTGGATGGTATTATAGATTCAGCACCGGGTGTTCCTATCGGTAACTATCTTTCCCAATTCTTTGCGAATCTATATCTTTCTTATTTCGACCATTGGATTAAGGAAGAAAAGCGAATGCCATATTATTACAGATATGCCGATGACATGGTGATACTTTCCAGCAGCAAGAAAGAGTTACACAGTATTCTTCTTGAAATCAACTCATATCTTAATGAGAAACTGCACCTGCAATTAAAGGGCAACTATCAGTTTTTTCCGGTAGATAGCAGGGGAATAGATTTCGTGGGATACGTATTTTTTCATACGCATACATTGATGCGGAAATCCATAAAGAAAAACTTTTGCCGTAAAGTATCTACATTAAACAAAAAGAATATAACCCCGCATGATTACAAAATGGCAATCTGTTCATGGCTGGGTTGGGCGAAGCATTGTAATTCTAAGCACCTTATTAAAAAGATTATTAAGAATGAAAAGATTCAGTGAATTAGGAATTGAAATTGATGCAGACCGACATATATTTCCAGTTCCGCAGGTTTCAATAACCGATATTCTTAACTGTGAAATTGAAATACTTGATTTTGAATCGGGTGTAAAAACACAGCATGGTTCAGACAGATATGTAGTAAAAATAAAACATGAAGGTACGGAATGCAAGTTCTTTACAAACTCCACTCCTATTAAAGAAGCCCTAAGCAAGATTTCCAAAAAAGACTTTCCGTTCATTACAACTATCAGAGTGAAGAAGTTGGGAGTTGGGAACAGCAAGATGTACCATTTTACTTAACCAAATTCAGCCGCAGAAAAGGTCAGAGCTATTACCGTACTAAAAGCCGTGAGAGAAGCGAAGTGCGCACCGCTTCCCTTTAACCTTGTACGGGCGGTTTAAAAACACAATACAATGGAAAATGAACTTGAAAAACTGTACAAGGAGCTGAACGAAGTCAAAGCTTGTGATTTGGAATATCTTCCCAAATACGGCTATTCTTCAAAAGAAGAAATCATTCAGCTTATAGAGGAAGACATTGAGGAGTTGCGCGCAGAACTCGAATGTAATCAATATGATTATACACCTGAAGAACTCGAAGACGAAAGTATGTTTCTTTGCGTTAGTCAAGGGCTATCAAGATATTGTTAAACTAAAAAAACATTTATAATGAGTACAATAACGACAATCCCGCAGCTTAAATCAATGCTTGCGAATGACAATGTGAAAGCACGTTTCAAAGAAATTCTCGGAAAGAAAGCGCCGGGATTTATCAGTTCGATAGTAGCGGTTGCCAATAGCAATACATTGCTTCAAAAGGCAGAACCACAGTCTATCATGAATGCCGCTGTGGTAGCAGCTACTTTAGATTTACCTATCAATCCCAATCTCGGATTTGCTTACGTTGTCCCTTACGGCAATCAAGCGCAATTTCAAATGGGTTGGAGAGGTTTTGTTCAACTTGCTATGCGTAGCGGTCAATATAAGACAATAAACGTAAATGAGATATATGAGGGGGAGATAAAGAAGTCGAACCGATTTACCGGAGAATATGAATTTGGAGAACGCTCTTCTGATAAGATAGTAGGCTATATGGCTTATTTCAGTCTCATCAACGGTTTTGAGAAGTTTCTCTATATGAGCAAGGAAGATTGCGAAAAACACGGAAGGAAGTTTTCACAAACGTATAAACGCGGCACAGGCATATGGTCTACCGACTTTGACTCTATGGCAAAGAAGACAGTTTTAAAAATGCTACTTTCTAAGTTTGGTATCTTAAGTATTGAAATGCAACGTGCCCAAACATTCGACCAGGCTATTATAAAGGATAACCTGGCAGAAACCGACATAGACGAAGCCGAAGTGTCGTACAATGATAATCCCGACAATGAGGAAGCCAGACGCAATGCAATGAAAGAGGCTTTGCAGGAAGCGGAAGTTGTCGATGAAAATACAGGCGAATTATTTAATACTGAGACAAAATGATTGAACAGGGTAGTTTTGGATGGCTTCGCCAACGCCTGGGGAACTTTACGGGAAGTCGCATCGGGGACTTAATGACAAGCGGAAAGAAAGGGGAGCTGTTTGGGAAGACAGCCTTTTCATATATATATGAAGTCGCAGCAGAAAGAAACCTACTCCCTAAGTATATTGAAGATGATTATCTGTTTGAGATATACCAAAACCAGGTAAGCATCAACAACAAGTTTATAGAGTTCGGACACGAAAATGAAGATTTTGCCGCCGAACGTTACCAGCTTGTCACAAGATTCGAACTTGAAGAGTGCGAAAGTATACAGCACCCTACAATACCTTACTTCTCCGCTTCTCCCGACCGCATAGCGATTAAAGACGGCTTAAGAAAGGTGGTGGAAATAAAATGTCCAACTCCTAAAAAGTTCATGGAGTATATGAATGAGGTTAAGGATAACGATACGCTTAAATCAGTAAATCCTCTATACTTCTACCAAGTACAAGCGGAGATGTCCTGTACAGGATTGAGCAAAGCTGATTTTGTCGTTTTCTGCCCTTTCCTGAAACATAACATTCACATTGTAGAGATAACAAGGGACGATGCCGTAATCGCTGAATTTGAGAGACGGATAACCGAAGCAAACAAAATCATTAATCAAATACTGAATAAAAAATGAATTTAACCGGAAGCGTAAATTTGCTAAAGCTCGAAAAAGCGGGCATAGCAACAATCAAGAATAAGAAATGCGTTGTCATTCCGATAGAAGAAAACGACCTTTATGTAAGTATAGACGAGAACCTGAAAGCAAAAGCCGTCTATCTTAACGTTAATATTAATGAGCGTAGAGAGCCGAGCCAATACGGCAATACCCATTACTGCAAACAATACTTATCAAAGCAGTATAAGGATGCGAACAAGGCAGAAGCAGAAGCCAAGTCAAAAGTTTACCTGGGAGACTTCAAGCCTTATGAATTTGAGGGTTCCGGGAATGCTGCGGCTACGGTGGATGCACCATCCCTACAGACTGACGGGGAAGACGACCTCCCGTTCTAATGTGTAACCTATAAACATATAATATCATGCTGTACGAATTTAAGCTAAAAGTAAACAAGGTTAACGAGAAAGGCGATGAAAAGGAAGTCACCGAACATTACATAACCGATGATGAGCTTTTCGGTCATGTGGAATTGAAAGGCAATGAGCTATACAACGGTGAGTGTGATGTTTTCGCAATCAGCCGGAGTAAGATACGTGAGATTGTCAATGAGAAGCAGGAAGATGAGTTCTTTTATAAGGTTACTCTTGTTGAGATTTTCGTAGACGAAAACGGGAAAGAAAAAGAGAGCAAGTATTATGTTCTAATAGCCGCAAAAGACATGGACGATGCCAACAGAAAGGCGGCGGAATACATGAAACAGGGGCTTCAAGACATGAAGCTGGACGCTATTGCAAAGACAAAGATTTTAGACTTGATATAATTAACCGAAAGCCCTCTGCTCACACAGAAGTCCCGTGAAAGGTTCGGGTTAAGTGATTTAATTTCAGCTAACAGTTAACTATCCCGGTGTGGCTTGACCGCCTATCCGGGAACTATTTGTTAACCTGCCTGTCCGGTCTGTGAAGATTGGGCGGGCAAAAATGGTGGTATGGCGGAACAACGAGAGACGCTAAAGTGAAGCTCTTATAGATAGGTTGGTAAGTCAATGTGTTACGGTTAGCCGTAAAAAAAATTCAAACCACTGAGTTAATAACGGGTAATGCCGAATAGACCGCAATGTCAATGAATAAACTACTTGGTGAAAGTCCAAGAAAAACTCCTATCATGCAGGTGCAAGTCCTGCTACCACCTCATAAATGTGAGCCACACGTAAATGGCATGGGTTAGTAATAATGGTTGTGCCCTGGAGAATACGCTTCGGGGCTTTAATAAAAAACATCATGGAAACAAAAGAAATTACCAAGACTATTTACACTGCAAATGACGGGAAAGAGTTCTTAACGAAAGAAGATTGCGAAAAGCATGAAAGGTTTGTTGAAGAAATACTTTCACGTATTAAGTATTTCTGTATCAGATGTAATCCTGACTTAACAGAAACAGGAAATTTCTCTCATAAAATATATGTGGCTGTGTTTTCTAAACATTACCTATATAAAGATATTGCATTTCAATGGGCTTTAAAGAAGTTTGGTACTTACTTAGGGGAAAGCGTAATGGGATATGGCTTCCAACCCCATTTTAATGTAAGTGAAGTTTCTAAAGAAGAATACGAAAACTGCCCACCTACTGAATGGGGAGGCTCGAAATTAGAAAGTGAGAAAATATTCCTTAGTCCCAAATCGGTAGAAGGATTTCCTGAAAACATTGACTACATGGAAGAATGGGGATTCAAATAAAAACTTGAATGAAACTTACAATAACCAAATCCGAAGGTGCAATCATTCAGAAGCTTATCGCAGACCGAAAGTCAGACATTCATAATATTGGAGGTGACAGCAAGCAGGCAGAGCGTCTAAGTAAGCTGAACAAGAAGATTGCAAGGCAGATAAAGAAACAATACAAGACATGAGTCCTTACGTAATAACTTCTGCGGTTCTTATTACTTATGACGGAAAGAAGATACCATTGGAAAACATAGAGAGTGAAATAATGACCCGACCTATCCAGTTGACTAAGGAGAGGATACTCGATGCTTTCTCCACGATGAAGGACAAGCCGGTGAATGTTGAACTTAAAATAAAGCATATATGATATGGAATATAAAGCTGCCATAAAAGGTAACGCCCCATCAAAGGCTAATTGCTACAAGATAGTAACCATTAACGGACACAGATGTTTGGCTAAGACTCCTGCATTAAAAAAATATGAGGAATCTTTTATTTGGCAGGCTGGAAAGTTGAGGGATTTGAATATAAACGAGCCGTTTGAGTTCCACATTGACGTGTATTATCCGAGCAAACGTAGTGATTTGGATAATGTATTGAAACTGCAACTTGACGTGTTACAGCGTATAAAGTGTATAAAGAACGATAATAACTGTTGCCTTATCCATGCACGCAAATTCGTTGATAAGGACAATCCTCGTGTCGAGATTGTGATTAAGACTTTGGATTAAAAAAATATAGTTTTCTTTTGGCATTTTGGTTTGAGTGTGTATCTTTGCGGTGTTTTCCCGCCAAGAAAACATCTTTATTAGCTTAGATATATGGATTTTTTATATCCATTCGACAGATTATATCTATAAATATAGGCTGTTCGTATTCCCTTGTGAACTATGTATCTTTGCTGATAGTAGTGTTTCTTGGCGGAAAACAGGGAAGCGGACAGCTTTCTTTTTATACATAACTCAAATTCTAATCACAATGCCAAGAAACTTAGAATTGGAGAATGGGAGAATAATATGTACCCCACAATCTACGTTAGTTGCTAACGAGAAAGCAACAACTCTATCCTTATCTTCTTCAACCGAAGAAATCAAACGCTATTTCAAAGCTATTTTAGAACTTTCAAAACTGAATGTTCCCTACCCTGTTAACCTTGATAGTTGCTGGATGCTTGCCTATTCAAGAAAAGATAATGCGACTAAAGAATTAACTAAAAACTTCATCCAAGACGTTGATTATCAAGTTTTGCGCCAAAAAGCGGAAAACCCAAAAGGCGGCAGACCAACAATAGAATACCACCTCTCCGTCTCCTGCTTAGAATACTTCATTGCCCGCAAAGTTCGCCCCGTATTTGACGTGTACCGTGAAGTCTTTCACAAGGTGAACGAGATTGCGCCAAAGGTTGTAAAATCAAGCGCAGCCGACAAGCGGAAAATCGCAAAGCTCGAAAAGGAACTGGAGTTTACGAAACAACTTCTCGAATGGACAAGATGGAGCGAACGCAGGGAGATTGAATTAAAATGCTCGTGCTTCTCTTTCCTCGTAAAGACGAAGCAGTACGATAAGTGGGCGGAATACAGAAGAACGGGGATAGTCAAGAAGTAACAACCATGATTGAAATACTTATCGTGTTTGGTAGTCTTTTATCGGGCTACCTCACTTTCCGAAAAAAGGGAGAGAAACTTTTCTATTGAGCAAAATCTAAAAAATTAAATATTATGAATACTTCAATTATTAAATTCGATTACAACGGAAATATAATTCCTTTTGAGAAAGGGAGTGATGTTATGGTAAACCTTACGGCTATGGCGAAAGCCTATCCCGATAAGAATTTATCCACAATTGTTAACTCGCAGGAAATCAGCGATTATTGCACATCACTTTCCAAACTAAAAAATTTTAGTTTGGCTGATTTACTGATAGTTAAGAGAGGTGGAGATAATCCAGGCACTTGGGCACACCGTCTTGTCGCTATTCGTGTTGCACAAAAACTAAATTCCGATTTAGCGGTATGGGTGGATATGAGAGTAGATGAGCTTCTTAAATACGGTATGACCGCCACGCAGCCAACTTTGGAGCAGATGATAAACAACCCCGACCTTGTTATCAGCCTTGCCACGCAGTTAAAGAATGAGCGTGAGGAAAAGCAAAGAATGGCTTGCGAAAATCAAATTCTCAAAGAACAGAACAAAAATATAATTGAAGAAACCAAACCTGCTGTAACCTTTACAAACGCATTTAGTGGAGCGGAAAATTCATGCCTTATCGGAGAGCTTGCAAAATTAATTGCGCAGAATGGATACGATATAGGCGAAAAAAGATTGTTTGCATGGATGCGTAAAAACGGATATTTGGGCAAGCATGGAGAAAGATATAACGTGCCAAATCAGAAATACATAGAACAAGGGTTGTTTGTAATCAAAAAAGGCGTACGCTCTGGAAGTAATGGCGTTTTACATACGACATTGACTACAAAAGTTAGTGGCAAAGGGCAAGTTTACTTCGTGAACAAATTTCTTAATACCATATAGAAAGTAATAATATGAAAACAATAAAGCAGCAATCAGAAGAGTATGCGTTGAAATATCCTTCCGAAATCCGAAATGAAATAGCGAAAGCATGGATAGACGGGAGAAACTCAATAAGGAAGAAAGAGGTACTTGACCTCTATTTCGTAGAGGAAGAATACAAGGATATATTCATATACTGGCTCAACTACAAAAAAGAGAGGAGGCAGCCATACAAGCAGACCGGAGCAGAGGCATGTTACCGGAAGCTATTAACTCTTTCGGGAGGTGACAAGCAGATGATGATTGCAATAATAGAGCAAAGCATGAGTAATAATTACCAAGGGTTATTTCCACTAAAAGACAATGGGAACAGAAATCACACTAACAAGCAAGGAAATAGCGGTTCTATCTTCCAGGCAGCTGATTGCTATCTGCAAGAACATCAGTAATGAGATAACTTCCATAAGCCAAGCGATAAACGCACCTCCCATACAATTATCACAATGGAGGAAAGATAACGAAACCTGCATAAAGGCGGTTCTTGTAAAGTTCATAGAAGGTACTCTGTTGTTTTACGGCCGTAGCCGCGAGGATATGAATGACTATCAAGTAGCATCCATTGTAAACTCTATCCTTGACAAGTATTATTATTTCAGAATTGAGGACGTTTGCCTTTGTTTTAAACGGGCAAGGGAAAACTCATCATACGGTGGATTTTATGGCAAAATAGACGGTTCTGTCATCATGAGCTGGTTTGCCACTTACGATAAGGAGCGGGATGAAGTGATACACTCAATGCCGGAAGAAAAAATTAATGTTTTTACTGGAGAAGAGTATAGCCGAGAAGAGTACATTGAGATGTTGAAAGCTAAGATAGCCGGTGGAGACCTGTACGCAAACGAAGCATTGCGGCGTGTTGGTACATTCGAGCGTATAATGTTTGATAGACGTGGAGAGTATGCCAGTTATAAGTATTGGCGAAAGCATAAATTTGACAATAAAGTATGAGACTTACAATATGTTGGACGACAAGAGGCAGGCAAAGACGCTTTTACTATGATATATGCAAAAAGTTTGGCATATCGGATTACATGAGTGTTAATCATGAGACGCCATGCGATATAAGGGATGAAGATATGGAACTGTTGAAGGAATGCGAAAAACGAGGGTTTATCCAAATAAGAAACAAACGGTAAATAATCATGGACATAGAGATTGAAAAGAAAATCGAACAATTGGAGTGGCAGCGTGACAATGCAATGCGTATACGCTGCCCGTTGGTGGCAAGGAAGTATCAGCGCATGATTGATGAACTTGCAAAAGAGAGTAGAAACAAGAATATGAACAAGGCAGAACAGACAAGGCAATGACTACCGACACGGCAAATCAGATAATCAGCAAATATGAGAGTCTTGTAGTTCTGTGCACCTACAACATACTGCTCACGAACGACATCTGTTGCGGGCAGGTTATCGAGTGTCTGCATGCGATGAAGAGAACGCCTTATTACAAACAGGCATTCAAGCGATATTTGAATGATGCCGATAAGGCAAGAAAGGAATACGAGCGTACTGTAAACAGCGTTATCGGTTCAGACCGGAGCGAGTTTTTCGCCGACTGCAACGACAAGTATACGGAAGAAGTGAACAAGCACGTGGATATGCTGTATTGGCAGTTCAAGCAGGTTCTCGACGATAACGGCATATCCCATTCCGCAGAGATTGCAAGGTTCGAGCTTGCAAGGACATTGTGTGATTACGCCTGCATCCAGTTTGACGAAAGGATTAAAGAACTTCGGAAGAAAGATGCACGGTTCAACGGATTTACGTTGGAATACCTGAAACTTTCAAATGTGGCAAGGGTGATGAACCTTGCTTCCGACTGTTTGAAAATCGGGAAAACGGTCAATATGAACACAGAGCGGTGCACAGCAGCGTTTGATGTGCTGGTAAGAAAGCTGTCGGATGCGGATAATATTGCCAACGCGATAAAAGTTTAGTGAGATGAAACTTATTTATAACCTTATAACCCTCCTCATGGACTGGCTTTCGGTAGAGGTTGGAGCGAATGAAGAGTGGTTCTGAACAAAGACATCATGGTGCAAAATGTGTGTTTCGGAAGACAATCGGGAACGGAATAAAAGAAAAGATATATGAATATAGGAATATTAGCAGTTGACAGCAATTACCCTAATCTTGCGTTGATGAAGATAAGTGCATATCACAAGAAGAAGGGCGACATCGTGGATTGGTACAATCCATTTAACCATTACGATAAACTCTATATGGCTAAGGTTTTCAGCTTCACCGAGGATTACAGACAATGGGTAACCAATGCCGACATTATAGAGAAAGGCGGTACCGGATATGACATCAGCAAGACATTGCCTACAGAGGTTGACCGGATGCAGCCCGACTATTCTCTTTATCCGCAGATAGATTCCAAAACTGCATACGGATTCCTTACTCGCGGATGCCCTAATCACTGTAAGTGGTGTGTGGTTTCCAAGAAAGAAGGTAATATTATGCCATACATGGATATTGAAGAGATAGCGGTTAACGGAAGAAAGAATATCATCCTTATGGATAATAATGTACTCGCATCTGACTATGGTTTACAGCAGATAGAAAAGATTGTCAAGCTGAAACTGCATGTAGATTTCAATCAAGGGCTGGATGCCCGATTGGTTACTGATGATATTGCAAAGCTGCTTGCTAAGGTCAAATGGATAAAGCGTATTCGGTTTGGGTGTGATACACCAGGACAGATTGCCGAGTGTGAGCGTGCTACAGCATTAATTGATAAGTACGGCTATAAAGGTGAATACTTCTTTTACTGCATCCTACTTCATGACTTTAAAGAATCATTCGAGCGCATCAATCATTGGCGAAATAGAGGGAGTAGATTCTTGCCTCATGCACAACCGTATAGAGACTTAAACAATCCGCATCAAATCATCCCGCAATGGCAAAAAGACTTAGCCGGGTGGGCTGACAAGAAATGGGTGTTTAGGAGCTGTGAATTTAAAGACTTTATGCCACGGAAAGGATTTAAATGTGCCAAGTATTTTAATTAATTGAATATCCCATGAAAACAGTTAAACTTTCTAATTTAAAAGTCGGCGACCTTTTCATCCATAAAGGAACGGTGTACGAGATTATTACAAAGAGTAAGTGGACTTCCCAATGTAGGTATCTAAATGATAAATATCGCTTTGGTGGTTGGTGTCAATACTTGTATTGTGATTTTAGTAATTACACAAAAGTGAAAATTTAATATTAACATATTGATTATGAAGCAGACAACTATCCCCGCTTTTAAATACTGGCTCCGGATACACGGCTTTCGCTTAGAACGGTTCGGTACTGGAACAAAAAACAATCCAATCAAGATTAAATCAAGAAAAAGAAATAATATATGAAACAGACAATAAAAGAAGCAGCAAGGGAAGCAATTCATAAGCATTATAATTGTAATGGAACCTATCCATGTTCAGAACGTGAATATTGCGAACATTGTAACGGTCATAATACAGCATTCGATTGTTGCGAATGTGGTGCAGATGAATTTAAAGAAGGATTTATTGCCGGTGCGAACTGGCATATCAACAGCGTGTGGCACAAGACTAAAGATGAAGTGCCACAAGCTCATGGAGAATACGAAAATGAACATTATCCGCAGATACCATGCCTTGTATATGGGAAATTAAGCACTGGAACTGGTTACGGTGTCCGCTATTGGAATGTAACAGAGCAGTGCTGGGACGATGAAGAGTGCGATGATTACGAGTGCTCCAAAGATGCCATTGAAGAATGGGCGTATTTGGATGATTTAATACCTAATAAAAAGCAATGATTATGAAATCAAAATATGTATTATCAGTCGAACAGATGATGCATTTGAAGGAGCTTGGGTTGGACACAAGCGATGGAAGCATGTGTTTCGAGTGGAATGAATCAGATGCAGACAACATGGTTGCAACCTCTCCGGATGCCGATACGAATTACGACTATTATCATGAAACTTACACTTTGCAGGACATTCTCGATAAGCTGCCGCGATACATAAATGTCTTCTGTATAACGTATAAGCTGTGCGTTAAGCCTCTTTTTGCTTGTCCTTGGGCTATAAGTTATCAAAAAAGCATGTCTGAACCATTCATCGTTAAAGTTTCCGGAAATCTATTGGATGCAGCCTACGAGATGCTGTGCTGGTGTATTAAAAACGGATATGTTGAAAAGGAGGGTAAATAATGAAAGCGAGAATAAAAGAGACTGGAGAGATTGTAGAGGTTGAAGGCTTATTCGACGTTGGGACTGCCTTAGTGAAAGGTAGGTATTTCAAAGTGTCAGAACTCGACTTCTTTGATAATTTTGAAACTATTGATTGGGAGCAAAGGCGTTATGAATTGGCAAAATCCGCTATGCAAGGGTATTGTATTGCTTTAGGAATAAACGATGACAGTGAAACTTATGATGATATTGCAATAGGTTCCTTGAGAGCAGCCGATGCACTAATAAAGAAATTGAAAGGGAAATAACCATGGAAATAAAGAACGGAATAATAATAGACGGAGTGCTGCATGAAGCGGTGCAAGATTATGTTCATTGCGCCTTATGTTCTCTATACGAGAAATGCGCAGAGGTGGACTACGCAGCATGTATGACCGATTTGTTTAGCTATGGCGGTTTTATCAATCGTGGCAAAGTAACAGATATTAAGATAGATAAGGAGGAATGACTATGGGATTTACAACACCGTGCTTTATAAGAAAAAGTACACCGGAGCTTCGGAAGAAGTTGGAGGAGTTGGGATATAGATTATTTGGGGCGGAACTTAACGAAGATTTATGTATTTTCACTGAACCCGAATACAGTCTATATAGTGTTGAGTTTTTCAGTAACATTCCACATCCTGACGAAACCGATAGTGTTGATTGCGGAACCAACGAAGAGCTTTTATTGGCTATTGCTGCATTAAGGGATGATACAGATAAGTTTCAATGGTTTACCGATGGAAATAAATGGATTTTGTGTCCTGAAATCAAGTTCTCTACCTATTGGGCTTACAATGATGTTGACATTAACACAGATACCATTCACAAGGCTACCGTAAACGAACTGATTGAACACTTTAAAGTATGAAGAAAATAATTATCCTTTTGGCAACAGTTGCACTATTCGGGTGCAATAACTCTGGAGAATACCCTATAGAACACCGTACAATTGAGGGAAGCGTGACTTATCTCAATGATAGTATAGTGATTATCTGTACCCATAAAAAGGGGCTTGACAACTACGAAACGAAGATTATTAATTTGAAAAGACAATAGCTATGACCGAAGAACTCGTAACATTAGAGACAGCGAAGCTGCTGAAAGATAAGGGCTTCAATTGGAAGTGTGAACACATAATAGACCGCAATAAGGTTATTACAAAATATGACCTTCCGCAAAGTATGTCGTGTTGTACGGAAATAGATGACGAACCTATTGAATTTTTGTGTCCAGTGTTGTATGTTGCTCAAAAGTGGCTGCGTGAAACCAAGAAGCTACACGTTGAAGTATCCTATATGTATGGAGACTATTGGATATATGATATACTAACAATACCGAACCATGATTTAGTGGGATTATCCGACAGGCCTTTGGTGCATTATAAAAGCTACGAGGAAGCACTTGAAGCCGGAATACAAGAAACTTTAAAACTTATATGAGAATGGACCCTGTTGTAAATGATGCTTATAGACTTAGAAAACTTTTAGAAAAAGCAACGGGACTAAAAGTATATAAGTCGGAGCTAATAGCCAACTATTTTAATGGCTATCTAAGTATAGTACAAGAGTATAAGAATGAAACCAATCCGCACATTACAGTAGCACAAGGTAGCTGGTCGATAGAAAACGGTGGGGAGTATAAAATTTCACTCTATACACCTACAATCGTTATTAAAGGCAAGAGGATACTTAATACTCGTTTTGTAAAAGATGTAGCCTATAAGATAGTGGAAGCATTAAATGATGAATTTGGGGAAGATAATTGGAATACGTGCAATGAGGAGCAAAAGTGTTGGCTTCCCATGTCTCGAAACTCTTTCTATTTACAAATCCCAAATTTTGAGAAATATTAAAACTTATATGATTATGAACAAAGGAATTTACACAAAAGAAAATGTAGGTAATGGTGTATTCATCTTTACCGCCAACAAGAGTTTTGTAGAACCTAAATTTGGGGGACTGCATGAAGAAAACGAACAGGCACAATGTGCAGTTATTATCCATGATGGCAATGCTTTATTCTTCTATCCGGAAGATATGGATAATAATACCCATATTCTTCTTGATTGGGAGAAAGAGCAAACAGGGAAGATATATCCAACTACAGAAGAAGGCATGAAGGATACTGATGGAATAGGTAATACCAAAGCATTAGCTGCATCCGGAAGCGAAATTGCTGAGAAAGTCATAGCATTGGACTTATGTGGATTAAGTTGGCACATTCCGACACTACAAGAGAGTGTCTTAGGGTATGAACATAAGGTTATGCTGAATACAGCCTTAGCTATCTGCGGAAAACAACCAGTGAAAGATGACTGGTATTGGTGCTCTACGAGAAAAGGAAACAAACGCAATTTTGTTCTCGATTGGTTCAATGGTAGTTGGTTCAACGGCAGTCAGGACTTTGACAGTTGGGTTCGCCCCGTGTCCGCTATCTCTCTTAATTCACTTTAACCTTATAAAAGAAAGATACAATGAAGAAGATAATGTTCAACAATAAATACGGCTTAACGCAGGCTGTATTGGATGGTCGGAAGACGCAGACAAGAAGAATCATTAAGCGTCCGAAAGCATATCAAGAAAATCCTGCTGGATGTTTTAGGATTACTGAATCAGATGATGTTAGCCCCCTTTTTGAGATTCTTGTATATGATAAGGACTGTAATGACTTTGTTCCAATGTTTATTCAGCCGAAGTACAAGGTTGGTGGAGTTTTTGCCATTGCACAATGTTATGAAAGTTTAGGGATGAATCCCGAAATTGCACTTAATGATAGGGACGGAATAGGATTTTATACTAAAACTAAATTCGCACCCGGTTGGAAAAATAAAATGTTTGTCCGCGCTGACCTCATGCCCCATCATATCCGCATTACCAACATCAAGATAGAACGGTTGCAAGGCATTTCCGATGAAGATTGCTTTAAGGAAGGAATTTTTAAATGGGATGCTGGACAAAAGGATATTCCTTTTTATTCATTCCATTACGCAGATATACCCGACTACAATGATCCTCGTGACGCATTCGCAGAACTGATAGATAAAGTCTCCGGCAAAGGTACATGGGCATCCGATCCTTATGTTTTCGTATATGAATTTGAACTGATTGATTAAAAACGAGAAAAGATATTGATTATGAAACGTGAAATAAAATTCAGAGGAAAAAGCACTGATACGGGGAAATGGATATATGGATTTCTCTCTTTTTTCTATACTGCCGGAAGGGACGAAAACGGACTTATCCTCACAGACAAGGCAAAGATATATTCTCCGGAAGACTGCCGGTGCGATGACGTATGGGCTGAAACTGTTGGTCAGTTCACGGGAGTTAAATACAATGATAGAGAAATATATGAGCATGATTTGGTTGAATGCGCTGGTGTACTATGTGAAGTAGTGTATAGTGATAAAATCGGTTCTTTTGTGCTATTAGAAGTTCTGTCTCAAAATCTTGGAAATAAGCCAATAGGACAAATGATAGATATGTTCGGGATTAGATATGTAGGTAATATTTACGACAGCCCGGAGTTATTGAAATAAAACAACCATGAGTAAATACATGAATTGGGAACTCTACGATAAACCACCTGAGGGTTTCTCCATTGACAAGCATACTGGTTCTCCTTTGACCGGATACGACTTTTACACAAACGGGAAAAGCGTCTTAAACGGAGGAGTAAGAATTCTTGTAAAATCTCTGAATGTTCATGTTAACAACATAGCAGACAACCACTACCCCGTGAAAAGAAACACTCCCAATAACAAAGAACCCAAACAAGACCCGATGATTAACCGTAATGTGCGCCAACGGGTAAATGTCTTTGCACGCGAGAGGTTTAAAGTAAAGCTACTACAAGAAATAGAATTTGATTTAATGGTGTGTCAACTCGAAGGCTGGAGTATGGGAAGCTACGTCAATGAGCTTAAGCAATTGATTGATGATGTTTATCGGAGAATGGTTAAGACAAAGAAAAGGAATAGCAAGACTATCAGTAACCCAAAACTTGAATTTAAAGATGAATGAATTATATATACCTCCACAGCGATTAAACCGCAACCCTATTAACGGGCGGTTTTTAAAAGGAAGTATCCCTCATAACAAGGGGAAGAAATGGGATGATTACATCCCTTCGCATAAAAGGGAAAGTATGATTAAAGGATTAGCTTTAGGGAGAACGGGAAACCCTAATATAGCGGGCTGCAATGCAAAGAAAGTAGTAGCCATAAAGAGCGGACGGTTACAAGGTGTTTTCCAGTCCTCTAACGATGCGAAACGAAAGACTGGCATTTGCGCCCGTAATATCAGGAATTGCTGTTCCGGAAAGCGTAAACACGCTGGCGGCTATCAATGGTTTTGGGAAAGCGATAATAGTTGGTGTGAATTAATTATAAATGAATAATATAACCATGAGTAAATTAGAGCACATCGCCACAATTGATTACTGCTACTGGCGATTGGAAAAGTTGAATGAGGCTCTTTCCAAGCCTAAATCGACTATGGAGCAGTTGGTTGATAAAGCCTGCGGTTATAATGAAGTAGAAGAAGTGAAAAAGGAAGCTATAGCCCTTTTGGAACAGATTGTTGAAAGTAAAAAGGCTATCGGTGTGAATTATTCGGGAGATAGCAAGTTCCTTGATAAATTAAAGAACAAAGAAACACATGAGTAAACTATACAAAGTAACCCTCTTCGGTAAATCATTCATTATAGGATGGTTCAGTTATGCAGATAAATGGTATCATAAATTTAGTATAATATATTGAACCAATGAGAAAAGCAGACAGAATAATCAGAGACAGACACTCCCGCATCCCGGACAAATACAAGAAGATTGACACTGCGGTCAACGGGGATGTAGAGAGCCTTGCCGAACAACACAAGGAAGTGGAAAGAAGGCTGTTCCCTCTACGCCTTAACAAGACCACTGTTATTTACGTCACAAAAGACAAACAAAATGAAGCATATGCAGCGAAAGTACGTAAACGGATGGGGATAACAGAACCGAAGAAACCTTTCGTTGACCCACTTTCGGAAGAAAACATTACCAAGTTGTACAAGGAAGAAAAGATACCACCCCGCAGAATGGCAGAGATGCTGAATGTAAGTGTAAGGACGATATACCTAAGATTGGCTAAGTATGGACTTACAAAAGTTAAATGCAGATAATATGAAAGAGAATAATATTTTAAACAAAGAGATTTATGCAGAGGCTATGATAGCAGCCTCTAAGGTTGATTTCCTTGAGAGCAAGGAAGAGATTAAGATGTATGCTACTTCGCTGTATAACGCGATGATATGGGGTAGAAAAGTAAAATATTAAGTTTTTTATTTGGTGTTATAGAAATTAGAGGTATATTTGCAGCGTTCAACTTTTATCCAAAGGCAAGCGGAAGCCTGCCATAAGCGGGCATTTTTTATGCTTGCGAGTTTGACGCTACAATATAGTGGCTGCCACCCCCATAGGTATAGTTAATGCTATATCTGCCTTTGGATAGGTTGAACAATGGGACAGGGCAGCCTTTTTCTTTGCCCTATCCGAAAAGCCGGATATGGGCAGGCTACCAGCCCTATAATGCCAATAAAGTTCAATAAATCTATGGCACAGTTAAATGGAAATTACTTAAACGGCACAAACATTGCTGTATTGGGTACGTCTGCTCACGAAACGAGCGAAATTATGGTTTACGAACACCCTCTATTCGGTAAAGTTCGCATGTTTATAAAAAATGAAAAGGCTTGGTTTTGCGGAATGGATATTGCAACCTCTTTGCAGTATTCAAATACGCGTGACGCTATCGCAAGACACTGTAAATCACAGGGCGTCGTGATTCACGACGTCATAGATTCAATGGGAAGAACACAGCAAATGAAGTTTATCAGCGAAGGTAACATCTACCGGCTAACCGCCAAAAGCCAAATGCCGAAAGCTGATGAGTTTGAGAGTTGGATATTTGATGATGTTGTCCCGTCAGTAATTAATACCGGGAGCTATTCTCTCCAACCCCAACTTCCAAATTTCAATAATCCGGCAGAGTCTGCGCGGGCATGGGCGGACCAATACGAGAAGAACCAAATGCTTTCTTTAGAAGTAAAGAAGAAAGAAGAGGAAAAACAGGCTATCATAGAGGAAACAAAACCAGCTGTAATATTCAAAGACTGCGTGACTGGCTCAGCTACAAACATTCTTGTAGGAGACCTCGCAAAACTCATTACCCAAAACGGATATAACATCGGAGAAATAAGGCTTTACGACTGGATGGTAGAGAACAAATACCTTATCAGAAAGCAAAGATACAGCAAGTCGAAGGATAAATACATAAATGACTATATGCCCACACAGCGGGCTATCGAAATGGGATTGTTCTTTGTAAGGGAAAGACCCATAGTGTCAGGTGATAGTCCCATATTCATAAAACATACATGTTATGTGACCGGGAGAGGACAAGTATATTTCTTGAATAAGTTTAAAACATTAATAGGAGCATAATTATGAAAAGAGATGCAAGAACTCCGTTTTATGACATTATGTGCAGGGTAGAAGAAGATTGTACCTTAGCTATCTATTTTAATAAAGTTATTAACGAACTCGATATAGTAAAGATATTATTTGCTCCAAAAACATTTGAAGATACCAAGGAAGAAAATAGAGACTTTGCTGAACGGTTTTATCAGAGTTGTTTATGGGAACTGTGGTTTTATCGCTCTTTATCAAGGCTTCATGAATGGGATGATACCCTCAATAAATACTTTTCTGAATACGAAGGGAAGTGGAAATTTTATGCTTGTTCAAAAAGGATTGAATCTATCAACGAATATGGAGGTGAAGAATCAGATTACAATGAGGACGGCAGCATAAGAACTTTAAACCTAACCGAAGATGATTTGAGACATCATACAGCTCTTGGTGAAATGGTGCAAGATGATTGGAGGGATATTGTGCAAGAAACTACCTGTGCCGATTTACAGTACATGATTTCTTGTTTGAAAACTCATGCAAGTTTTTCTTTATCCGATGCTTTTAAGGAATGTTTCGGAAAAGAAATTGCTACTTATAAGCAAGATGAAAACGGCAATATGGTTCCAATGAGTTTTGCGGATAAGGCTATGGATAAGGCAGTAGAGCAATATACGGCTGACGGAATGGCTATTGGTATTACATTGGTTTGCGAATTTATCCAACGCATAATCAGGGATATTAGGGCAATGGATAAGTTCAGTGACAATAGAGACAAACTTATCCAAATACACAAGGACGTAAGAAATATCCTTGATTTTAACCTCGATGAAGTTTCCTATGTAGAGGAAATGCTCGAAGAGGAACGTAAAAACAAATAACATCAAGCTTTGCTCGCTTTATAAACGAGGTGGGCAAGCTTTATTCAATTCGTTCCCAAACTACAAAATTATAGTTTGGCTGATTTACAACGAATTACATTTTAAATAAAAGACTAAACAAATATTCATCATGGAAAGAAATACAACACCCGCTAAGAAGAAATACGACCTTAGCGCAATAGACGAATTATTCAAAGACTGCATATCTCCCGAAGAATTACGGGAAGAGCTTATTGAACTGGCTTTTGATTATGTGCAATACGTAGATGACGGGAATACAGATTTTGTCAAATCGAACATGAGCACCATATATGTATTGTGCTGTGCCCTACAAAAAGTAAAAGAATTAGAGACACCAAGCTAATACCCTCACCAAAACAGCAAGCGGTATAACCCAATGGAGAACCCGTTCAAAGCGTTCTAAACGTTCCATTGGATAACTTGGAAAAGGCGGCAATAGTCCATGTAAAGGACATTGTCCGCCAATTCAAGCAATTCATCTATGTAATCCCTTTTTCGCATCACGTTCAAGTTTTCTACGTTGTTGGCGGTTTATACCATTTGCTATGGCAAGGCTGTTCAGCGTATCTTTCTGTTCGGGAGAAAGCATGTTATATACTTCTTCCCGTGATTTGCCTGATAAAATGGCTTGTACTATTTTCCACATAAGCTACGTCTACAATGTTCACACAAAAATTTCTTCGCCACCGGGAACATCTTCTGTCCCACATATCCGCTAAGGTACTGCGCCTCTTCCCCGTATGGGTCGATGCCGAACGCCCGTGAGATATGCCGGCATAGATGCCCCTTTTCGTGGTCGAAAGAGTTCTGAAACTCTGCCGGAGAAGAAGTAAGGGCTATAACCATTACGGTTTGCCTGTTTCGGATATTGGAGTAAGTGATACCCGTATTCAGATTGCAGGAGCGCATGTTCTTATAGGCATTCGCCAAATCCATCCCCCTGCATCCTACCCGCTGAAGGTCGGCGATGATATGGTCGGTATAATAGCAGTCCACCGCATAATATACCCTTACTTCCCAATCATAATCCGGTATGTAAAAATCCTGTATTATCATAGGCTACATCATCTGTTCCCACATGATAGGATTGCCGGAGCCTATGCAGTCGGCATAGAACCGAGTGAAAGGCATTCCATTGTAAGCGTCCACATCATCTATGTAATCCTTAATGAACAATGCGAGATGGGCTTCGTCAGTGATAGAACTTTTGTAGTAATCCGACTTCGCCATGTTTGCCACGTAAACGCTGTCGTACCCTGCATCCTTCTCCAGGTTTATACTGTACTTTTTAAGAAGTTCCTCTACCTGTTCTTTGCTGATTGGTTCAAGTTTTTCCTCCTTGCCCGTAGATTTGTTTTCCATCTTCATGCGGGAAACAGCCCATAGGCACATCTTCTTGCTGAAATGCCATCCGTACTGGCTGAGATAATCAGCCATTGCAGGCGGTATTCTGTCGTATGTATCTAATCTTTGTTTCATATTTTCCTGATTTTAAGTGATTGGCAAAAGAGGGGAATAATCCCCTCTCCATTACATGAACTCTCCGTTGGCGCGTCTGCGTCTGCGTTCGCCCATATCATCACCGTAAGGCTGTGAATCGCGGCGTTCGTTGTAAACCGGATATTCCGGGAAGTAACCCGGCATACGGCGTTCGCCCATATCTGAGCCGCCGCTATAGCTTCCACCGCGTGAACCACCGCTGTTACGATAGCCCATTTCACCGCCCTGCATTTCACGCATGGCTTTCTCGTAACCATGACGGCAACCCTCTCTATAGGCTTCTTCCATAGGATTACCGCCTCTCATACCGAAGTCACGGTCATATTCTCCGCGTCCTTCTTCCAATATTTCCCACATTCCCATATTATTTCTTTGTTTTAGATGTTTCAGCAACTCCGAGCTGTTCCATAAGCCGTTTGTTCAATTCCATAAGGTCGGACATGTTCTTGCTCATTTCCGCCATTTGCCCTTTCAGAGATGATATTTCCTGCTCCTGACGTTGTTTCTCTGCAAATTCGGGGTTCAAGAGCGTCAGCATCTTGTCACATCCCGCAATGACGGAATTGTGGAAGTCCATGCTATTGATAATGTCTATGCTTTTCTGCTTCATAGAAGCGACCTCGTTGTTCATCGCATCACGAGAGCATGACACTACGATATTGCCGTTCTGTCCGAAGTCGGCTATATCCATGCCGGCAGGTAGATTTTGGAAAGTCGTGTTCTGCCCGTTGATACAGACAACGACATCCACAACCATTTCCATTTGGGGCAACTGTCCCATAGGAGATGCCATAGGATATTTCGGCTTGGGAGCGGAAACGCTGACTACCGGACCGTATTCGATAAACGGGTTAGCATCCTTATGAAGTATATACAACTGGTTATTGGTACGAAGTGATTGAAACATATTGGTTTGATTTTAAAGGGGAGTGGCTATTCCCATTTTGGAAACAACCACAAAGCCCCATGTTAACTACTTGCTCTTTTGAGCGGTTGCTTCTGCTGTCGGAGTCGGTGTCGATGCGGTTGTCGGACGATACCCACCGTTAACAAGGAACAGTTCGTTGGTGTACTTGTTATAGTGAATTTCGTAGATACCCGTTCCGGCAAGGTTGCCGACAGTCACCGGCTCATTGTTGTAAGCCAGCAACGGTCTTGTATCCCCATTAGTCCCTATCAGTATCGGGAGTGTAGCAGTCGTGCCGGCTGGTATTGCCTGGCGGAGACTGACATAGAAACCGCCTACATAGCTTCTGTTACGGAACGCATGGTTAGGAAGTTCCAAAGTCACGTTCTCCGTGCCGACTGTTACGGCTACCGTAGGAAGGGTATTGAAATTAGCCCTTCCAATAGTAGGGAACAAGAAAGGAAATCCTGTAAAAAAGTTAGGCCACATAATTACCCCCTTTCTTACCGGAATTAACCCCAGTAGTTGTTACAACCACAACCGCCACGTCCATACATTGCATCACCGGCGTAAGCACCGAAAGCCGCAGCACGGAAACAGTCTGTGTTGATGGCTTGAATATTAGGGTAAACAACCGGAACGGTGTTAGGCATCTTGCATTTTATTCCATCGACATCGGACTGCAATGCCTGCAAGCCTGCTGCCAAAGGAGCAATCTGTTGTCCTACTGAATTCAGGATAGTAGCATTCTGGTTACGTTGGGAGATTTCAGCAGTCAAAGTGGCTTTTTCTGCTGTAAGAGCCGCAATCTTGTCCTGCAATGCCTGGTTCTGCATGGCGTCCAGCTTCGCAAGGATAGCATTGGTATTGGCGGTCGCACCGTCACGCAATGAAAGTGCATTCTGATTGGCTGTGTTGACAAGCGCGTTGGTCTGATTGCACATCGCAAGCTGGTTCTCATAACCCATTGTGGTAATGGCGTTCTGAGTCTTGCAGCAGCAATCTGCAATCTGAGTAAGAACAGCCTGATTTCCGGACTGGAATGCGTTGATGATTTGCTGGCTTGACATGCCCACCTGATTTCCTACATTGGCGATAAGTCCCTGGATGTTGCACAGGGCGCTCTGCAACTGTTGGGTAGAGCAGTTCAAAGAAGAAGCAAGCTGGTTGATGGCATTGCCATTGCCCTGAATGGCTGACATCAGGTATTCACGACCGACATCACCGTTAAGTTCAGCAGGCAGACCGCCACCATTGCCAAAGCGGTTGCCAAAGCCGTTGCCGCCCCAACAGAACCACAAAAGGATAATCCAGATGAACCACCACGAGCCGCCCCATTGGTCTTGGCTGCCACGTCCCTGGTTCAGTAAAGCGAGAAGTCCGGGGTCTACACCCTTGCTTCCCATCAAGTTGGGCAACATAGCCATGATGTCGAATTTGCTTCCGCCACCATTTCCGTTGTTCCCGTCTTGGTTGAAGACATACGTTCTTTCCATAGAGATTTATATTTTGTATTACGGTCAAAATCAACCGCATCACAAAAGTATAAATACCGATACTGCCATGAAATCAGTTGTTTCCCAACGCTTTCCTAATGTTTTCCCAATATATTCTCAACATTTTCCCGCCTTCCATACGTTCTTGGAAATTGGAAATCATGTAGTTTATCGCGCGTTTGGTCTTGTGGATTTTAGGAGCTATCTGTGAAGGATACATTCCCCTTTCGACAAGCAACTGTACAAGCAAATAGCGGGCGTCTACGGTTTCCGTATCCTTATCCGAAGATAGTATTCGGCTGGCGGGTATTTCGGTCTCCTGCGCCACGAGATTAATTGTTTCGGCAAAGATTTCTGACTTACACATAGTTTTTCTGAATTTTATATTTATCTTTGCCCTGCCACATAAAATATTTGATTATATACGAACAAAGCATAAGATACCGTGTTGAAGATATTAAAACCTCCAACGTGCGGTGTCTTATGCTTTTTTCAAATTTTTATGTGGCAATAATTATTTGAACGTTGGGGGCTTTCTTTATACTCTAAGCCCCGAAAGAGTGTCAGCTACAAGCCAACTTCTACATCGTTAATTTCTTTCTTACCATACAAATAGATTATAACTTATTCCTGCGCCTACGTACATGCCGCCCGGATACCCATATCCAGCCTGCAACCCTAATCCCCAACGCTTCTTCTTCGGTTTGATGGGAACCGGATGATAGATGTCATTCGTTACCACTTGATAAACGGTCTTTGGGAACACCTTTATGCTATCCAGCCGTGGGTCTACATATCCGCTCACCACCGCACGGTACAAGCTATCTTCATACACAACCCGTTTGCGATGAAGCAAGGTATCCCCTATACGTACTGTGTCATTCAGCAATATCTGCCAAAAGACCGCTATCGGTGCGGAGATAAGAACTGTATCAAGTTTGACAACCGTCTGTATCTTTGTTTCGGTACGTATTTCTGCCGGCAAAGGCTTGAGCGGGCGGAACCAAGCTGCCACACAAGCGATTGCCAGCAATACAACTAATAGCCAGGGTAGTTTTTTCATGACCTCAACAAATAATGATTTACAACCATACCCGCACATATTGCGACAGCTCCACACAGCAAGTCTATTTTGTTCCACTTGCCGTTATAGTAGTGGCAACGGTCGCTGTTCTCCTTGATAAAGAGCATCAGCAGTGCAGTACTGCCACCGAATACTATGGCGGTGGACAGATATACCACCGCACCTAAGATATTATTTATCATACCATAAATAATTAAACAATTAGTAAAACATTACACCGTAGCTCCACTGGCATCTGTCCATGAAGAACCATTCCACCATACAGGCTTATTTATTGTCTTATCGAAATAACAGAACCCAGCCAAAACATTTTGTGGTCTCTCTCCTGTTGCCCCTGATCTGGCAACAGAAGACGGAGTACCGCTTGCATCCAACCATAATTTCCCATTATAGGCATATGTGTTTCCATCAACTACTACCATATCGCCTATTATCCATTCTCCATATTGAGGTATCTCTCTTAAATAAGCGATACAGTTAATGCCGTTCTTTATATACTTAGAGCACTCATTGTATTTATCTAAAGAGGAAGATAATGTTTTAAAAATACGGTTGTTCAAGGCATTACCGGTGTCAAAAAACAGATAACCATCCTCTCCATTGTCCCAATATTCATTGACTGTATGAAATTCAAAATTATCTAATCCGAGAGAATATTTGTAATCTATTACATCCTTATTTTTGTGATAAAAAAGCAACGTTCCATAATGTATGTCACTAAAATCCTTAGACAAACATATTGTCGCAATATATTTCTGCTCTTCAAACGGTTTGGGAGTAGCATTAAAAACCACTTCGTTCAGTTTAACGCCTGCCTTTCTCATATCATCATAAAGGTAAAACACATCATATTTTGAACCGGACAAATCCCTTATAGCCAAATCCGATTCAAACCATGCAGGCTTTGCCGTGATACTATTTAACTCAGAAGTGTAACCATGTGGCTGGCAGATGTCCGTATACCTGACATTTGATAGTAAACACTCACCGGCTGTATTAAAAAATTCTCTGTAGGATGAAGACTTTACCCTTGTGTTGTTTAGAATAATCTTTGGAGCGGTATCACATTTTGCATTATCCCAAAAAATATCATAAACAGTTTTAGGTATTAGCCCAAAATCCAGATGCAATGAACCGGCAATAATGACATCATTAAGAACTAATTTAGATAAAGCACAAATCTTATTCCCATATAGCATGTAATCCGTATCATCAGCTATAGTTATCAAGTTCCTATTATGTTTCCATATCTTTGAAGCAACCATAGTCAATGAAGAATTAGTCAGTATATACCCTTTGGCCTCTTCGTCATGATGATTGATTATCACACCCTGACTTCCCCGCAGTTCGAAACCGCAGTTAACGCAATTAGATGCGACAAATCCCTGGGAACCTTCTATCTTTATCTTACATCCATGGATACCGTCCAACCTACAGCCATCACCTTTACCGATAACAATATCGTCAAATTTCCGAACTTCATTACTCAGTTCAATATCATGTATATTTTTAAAGTCAATATAGTTAACATCATTCGGAGCATCTTCGATATATCCGCCATAGGTTAATAAAGTATTTGACAGTTTAATTGCCTTTACATTGGAAATCTCATGATTGTCAGCAACAAACATAAACTTAGATCTTGTACCAAAAGAATCATTTATAACAAAATTCTTTATATAAGAGCCTTGAACTTTACCTGTATTGGTATCATCGTACATCCGGTTTTGGGAAGAAACAGAAAAACAAAAATCAAGGCTATTTATCGGAACAAGTATCGAACCATTAAAATCTATTGAAACATTTTTATCAACATAGATGGTCTCCTTTATAAAATAAAGTGTTGACCATGGGAAAACAATCTTAAGATTAAGGTTATAATAATTATCTGCTTTCCATTTATTTATCGTATTCAATACAAACGACAAATCATAACCATAATTTCCATCTTTTTCTATTGTAGGAAGAATACAGCTGGATAAATCCATGACAGCACTGTAGGCTCCGAACTGCACATCTTTAAATGTAAAATTTCCATCAACACCAAAATTCTCAATGTGAGCTTTTGAGTTAATTTTTCCATTGCTCAAACTACCGCCATTAAACAGTATTTTAGTCCTTCTGGGAAGATTTATGGTTTTACCATCTAAATCAAAATCATACCTGATTTCATATATAGTATCAGGCTGATTTATCATTTCCTGGGTAAGAATATTCTTTCTACCAACAATATTCCTACGCAATATCTTATACCCCTTGCCGCTGAATCTGTCAGGACTAAAAGTACGGTCGGCAAATTTTAAAACACTTAAGCTTTCCCCCTTGTCTACGGATACAAGATCTTCGTCGTCCGCAAGATTATTTATTGTACCGCCACCACTTGCGTTAATAAATTGCTTGGTTGATTCGGACAGCATATCAGGGATAACACGCTGGGAACTAAAATTTGAAATAGCATCGCTTTCAACTTCCTTTATTTTACTGATTGCTTCATCTCTAATGTCAGTCAATTTATCTTCATTTGATTTCCAGTTCTCGATATTTTCAAATGCTCCACCTGCAAATTCCCACGTCTCCACAAGTCCGCTATTGTTCAAGAATGACACTTTTAGCCCGGCTATTCTTATAGCTTCCGGAACTTGAACAATAGCACCTTCTAATGTATATTTATTGCCACCATCAATTCCAGATGAAGGATGATGAATGGAAACATTATACTCGGTTATATAGCTCATATATCCACCTTTTCCGGAGCTAATGAAACTCTTTAGGGCGTTAGGGGTGATAGAACCGTTTTCTCTGTCTTCTTGAAATGGAAACTGCTCATTACCAGTCAAAACGTCTCTTTTGGGGAGTTGTCCAATTTGTTGTCCTTTTTCTGTTTTCTCTTCCATACTACTATTTATTTTTACTTGTAAGCAATATCGGCTCTTCATTAGTCAACAACAATGGAGCGTCATTGGCTAATAATAAATACCCTTCGTCAGGAAATGGATGCGGCTTATTTCCGCCAGCACCGGGAAACCCTATGGTAAGTATGCTGATTACGGGAATGCCGATTATAGGAATGCTGATGTGAGGGATAGTGATTGGTTTCATAAGGCTATCCCTCTTTAATCATTTTGGCTTCTGACACTTTCGTAGCACTTCTTATTGTAATTTCCATACCTGCCGCTATGCCAATAAGACGAAATATCACATTGGAAGGACCTAAGGCTTGATTGGCATTTGGGGAAAGCGGGATAGGATTCATGCCCTCGATATTGGCAAATACAGTCACCATTCCGCCCTTGTTCTTTATCTGTATGGTAACGGGATTACCGTCACTGACAAACGTTGCGTAATACGCTGTTTTGCCTTCTTCTTGTTGAAATGATAAAACTTCTGCTGCCATGATGTTTACTTTTTAGAGTTTCAATACTTGGTTTCTGTTCCCTTCTCTTCGGTGGCTGACGTGTACCCATGAGAAGTTTTTCTCATCAATAACCTGGTCAAAGGGAAGTTTCAATTCTTGTATAAGATTAAACAGTCTTTTGTTCTCTTTCGGGGTATTTGGAGTACCGACAATATCGGCAGCACATCCGTTCATGTGGTCGCTCGTTTTAGAGCCGCCTACTGCTTTATTCAGAGCAGGGCAACGGTATCCGCTTGTCACTGTGATAGGTTTGCCGTAAGCCTCTCTTAACGGGTCGAGGACATTGTCAACCAACGCTTGTGCATTGGGAAGCAGTTCTTGTGGCAATCTGTTATCTATAGCTTTCTTATCAGCCGTTTCGCTTTTAACCAGTTCTGCAATTGTAAAGTATCTCATGTTATTCCTCCTTTCTAAAATATTTGTCATAAACCACACGAGCCACCCATCCGGCAACAACACCGACACCGAATGATACAACAGTAGTCAGGTTCACCCAAAACGGTGTGTAGTGCATGTAAAGCATAACTCCCACGATGATAGCGATAACAATCGCTGCGATAATCAGTTTCTTTTTCATTTTGTTACTCCTTATCTTTCATTCAAATTGTGATAAAATTCTAATCTTATATTCGCATAGACCGACTCTACATTCGTGTATGCCCTCCCGTTGTTCGCTCCGTTTTCATTGTAAATCTCCGCTTCAACGGCTTTGGCAACCTGTTCTATCCATTTCCTTTCCGTGTATTCGGAAAGCCTGTTCCCACGATACGAAAAGCAGTCAAGTTTTGAATTCCTGTCCTCGTGTATGTTTGTAAGCAATGTACGTATCTTTCTTGCAGTAGCTTCCTTGTCTGATATATGGTTTTCTTCACGCACTTTCTTGATAATACGGCACACCTTCTCAACGGAAAGGTCGAAGAATACATTGCTTAGCGTTTTTATACGCAGCTGCGTTTCGGGCATGAGACTTTCCGATAGCACGTTCAACCGCTCGTTCTGCGCACGGGTTTCTTCCAATAGCTGCCTCATGGTGTCCTTATAGTCTTGGTTTATCTCTTTCTGTGATGTCATAAGCTGGTTTACCATATTCATAAACCAACGGAAACACGCCACCATCAACAAGGCTGATAACACAAGGAAAAAACCTGCGGTTATAGCCATCATTCCGAAATCACTAATCCCCTTACTTGTTTGAAGGGCTGCATTTACAACTTCTGTACTCATCTTATCGTTATTTGTCAATTATTCATATCTTTGTGTCTCTTATCAAATAAGCGAACTACTGTCATTCCGTTTTGCTCGTGAGAGTAGGACGGGATTTTCATATCTTGCCGTAGTATCTGAACCATGCACCCCATTTACGTTCTTTCAAGTAGTTCGGATTATCCTGGTTGAGTTTGGCTTCCATTTCAAATGCGCTCGCACGGTAAGCGTTTTTATTGACCTTACCGTCCCCAATCTTGCTGTCTGTAAACAGATGGTATATAAAGCTCACAAACCATTCTGTCAAATACAAAATGTAGTAGAATAGCGGGATAAGTAACAGCCACCATGCACTGACATGGAACGCCAGCAATACGGATGGGATAGCCGCTATCTCCATACACTCGAAGAACTGTTTCTGATGTGTCCGTTCATGGCGTATGGTTGTTTCGGACAACTCTTTCAGCTTCGTAAGGATGAAGCCGAAGAGCATGATTGTTGTGTAGCCGCCAAAGAGGATGAGTTTGGCAAACCAGTTTTCATAAAATACTTTTACTCTCATAATCAAAAAAGTAAACACTTTGTTATTTTATTAATATTATTGTTTTACGCATTCATTAGAACACAACCCAAACCGAAAATCCCTGTACTATCTGCAATATCAAATACACTATCGCCATTATTAACGACAGAATCAGTTATTTCTGTAACAAAATTATTGGATATAGACTCCTTTTGTGTAATAGCTCTTATTGGAGTATTATCTTCATTAAAAAGACTAATAGCAGTAGGTGCTCTAAATGAATACCATTCGATATGTTGTTTTTTTATCTCAGTTCTTACTGAATCTCGATATAAATAAATAGGGATACTACTAAGATTGCAAATAAGAACAATTTGTGTATTAATTCCTTCATATACTAAACCATCTGCAAATGTAATATTATCAACAAGTTGTTTAATATCAAATTCTTTGCCCGCAATCAGCTTATCTCCAGCAAATAGCCCTGAGGTCAATTCTCCTATTTTTAACATAATCATTATCCTTTAATCGGTTACACAATATGCTGTATTGTCATCCTTAGAGCCAATAGCCTCGTACTCGGCAGCGGTTTTCTTGGTGAGGGTGGTGAGGTTGTCGGAAACGAGTATATCTTTTACTACGAAAAAATTTGTAGCATTTGAATTCAATGCAATAAAAATTCTTTTTGTAACTAAGCTAATATTATTTGCATCGGCAATAGAAGTATAAGTATAAATAAACGAAAGTTCATAAGCTCCATTATCGGGATTGCAATATGTGTGACTCGTACTTACTTTAAAGATTTCTTTTTCTGTAATTTTTAGGAATAAAATATTATCACTTAATAATCTCTGTATAATATTTTTAAAATTATCAATGCTTCCAAATACAAGATTTATTTTTGATTCGGCTTCTCCTGCTTTAACTTCTTGATTTGAAATCAACTGTATACGAGCTTCATCTGTAATCGTAAGCATAATGTGTTTATCATCCACATACTTCTTCGTTGCAGGCTGGTAATCGCCCGTAGGGGTGAAACTTTCACTGTTGGTTTTGGTGAGGACGTCGGATTTTTCAGGAACTTCCGCCCAATTCCCATTCTTACGACCGTATGCCTTGCCATCAGTTGGCGCTTCGTCTATACCGCCAATCTTCCCCTGGCTTACCCATTCACCGTTCACCCATGCGTAGTAATCATAAGGGGCTTCCGTACCTACAGCCATGAACCCGTCAACTGCCGAACCATCGGGAACAGCGGATTTCAAGGCTTCAAGGGTGTCGTATTCGCCGGCTACACGGAAAGAGCTTCCCGGTTCACCCTTGCAATAAATATCCGTCTTGTCGAAGCTTCCCGTATCCTTGTTGTACACATAGACATAGTGGTCTTTGCCGATGTATGTCGGATTGTTGGCAATCTTTTCGGCTTCCTGGGCGGCTACATTAGCGGCTGTGGCTTTTTCTTCGGCGGTTACAGCAGCATTATTTGCGTTACTGGTCGCTTCCTCGGATTTTTTAATTGCATTAACGACATCCTGATAAGCGGTCTGAATATCTTCCAAGCTAACCTTTACACTGGTCTTGATACCATCTATGATTTTGTAACCAATGGTATATAATCCCTTTAGGCTATCGGCAAGAGGAAACTCTGATATTTTCTTCTTTATTAACGGCATAATGTTATATCAATAAAAAAGCCTTGAGCACAACGTATGGGTACGTTAGCTCAAAGGCTTGTGTATTCTATGTTACTATTCTTAAAAGTCTATTATCAAAGCCCCGTGCATCTTCACACAGTTTATGCAAACACATTGATAATTTTCTAAATAACATACCCATTTCTCTGTTTTTCACAAAATTAGTTCAGAGAAACAGACTTGCCATTTTTTTACATCGCAGATAACGAACAATTGACAAAAGGTTTGTTATTTGCAGGTTTCTCCTTTAGATACTTCATAGTATTCTACCAACCCTGTAATCTATTGCCTGTCCATATATTGTTAACTTTGTCATAGATGAAAATAGCCAGCCAGCCCCCTGTTATATGAACTTTTGTCGTTCCCGATGTAGGATACCCCAGCGGGCTTATCCGGCCATACACATAGACGTCACCGTTTGAATGGTTTCTTATAAAATAGATTTGCCCGTCCTC